CTTCCACTCAGGGAAGTATGACGTGCCTACAGGTAGACCCAGCAGATCAGACGACTCTTCGTCCACCCAAGCTGGAATAGACACAACATGCCACTTCTCTGAAGGTTTGAGATGCCAATCCATCTTCTCCTCCTGCTTGAGTAGCCAGCCACATAGGTCGTCGTAGTGGTAGCGAGTATTGATGATAATGATCTTACCATCTGGCATGAGACGTGTGCGTAGACCTGAAGGATACCATTCCTTGATGTATCTTCTACCTGCCGCACTGATAGCATCTTCTTCTGACATAGCATCGTCCAAGATAGCTATGTGTGCACCACGTCCTGCAATCTGTGAACGTACACCTGCAGCATAGTAGGAACCACCGCCGCTTGTCTTCCATTTACCTGCTGCACGTACATCCTGCCGTAGCAAGACTCCATTGAATACCTTCTGAAAGTCTTCCTCACTAACTAGATCACGAACGGACCTACCAAAGTCACTAGCTAGTTGGTCGGAGTGACTGATAGACATTATCTCGTGATTAGAATGTTTACCTATGTACCATGCAGGAAATAGCTTGGAACAGACGACAGACTTAGATGAACGAGGTGGTAGAAAGACCATAAGCCTTTTAATGTTACCGTCTTCTACTTGTTGTAGTTTATCTGCTAATACTTCAATGTGTTTACCCATCTTAAAGTCGGAGACAAGAAGAGGAGCAAACTTCTTGATGAAAGACAAGAAATCCCCATTAGCTTCTCTGTATTCTAATTCTTTGAGATTATTTCTTATAGATAAAAGAACATTGAAGTTTATTTCTCTTTGTTCTTCCTCTTGTAATACTGTTGCCATAATGTCACACTGTTTGATTATTTGCTTTTAATATAGCACACCCCTATTGTGAAGACAAGAAAAACATGATACCCTTATCCTAAGATTACGAAGAAGCTTATATATAGTTATATATAGAATATAATAAAGATATATAAAGTAATACTAAGTAAGTATATAGTAGTATATAGATAGTCTTAATAGTAGCGAGGCAGTAGCGAAGCTAGTCTTCGACATAGCGAAGCTGTTTGATTAGCAAGCCTAGTTATTTTTTATATTTTATACCCCCCACCCCCTAGTCATAATAAACTTAGGGGGTGTTTTTATGTGTAGACTGTTGCATATTTGTCACACTATTGTATTTTATGAGCAAGCCTTTTTATTTTTGGTCTGTATATGGCAGGTGTGTCTCATATGCAATGCGTAGCGGCGTAGTTTTTCCGGTGGGGTGCACATGAGAATGATTCGCATCTAGCGAGATTCTTTGGAATGATTCTAATTCTCACTTGGAATTGAGAATGGTTCTTAATTGCATTCCAAGGTTTCGGCAGGTCTAATTGAGAATGGTTCTTAATTGCATTCTAAACTGGCGAAAGGTCTAGTTGCGAATGATTCTTAGTTACATTCCAGACTACCCCCGCCCCCTAGTTGCAAGTCATTCTCATTCTTAATAAGAATATCTTGTGGCATTATTGCAACACATCCCAAGTATTTCCGCCATTTCCCGATTTTTCCATTGATTAACCTTCCTCGATATGATAGGGGGCGATGATGAGTAATAATATTACAAAAAGATGAAACAATATTACGCAGTATTATGAGTAATATTATTACCCAAATACCCTAAACAAAGAAACAATATAACTCAAAAAAATTGTGCGTTTCTATTGATTGGCGCGGGCATATATGAGATAAAGCGACTCGGATTTTTTTTTCAATCCGACCCGGCTGACCCGGCTGACCCGGCTAATCCGGTCTTAAATCAACCCTCTGGTATACACTGTATACCGTAACAGCAAAGGAAACGACAAAATGCCCTTCGATAGCACAAACATTCAGGACCGCGCCGCACTGGTCGACACCGTCGCCGCAATCGTAAAAGTCTTCGACAAGGCAGCGAATGACGCCGACAAGGCAGCCGATAACAAAGCCACCGCATGCGACGACATCCTTTCCACTTTCCGAGTTGCATTGAATGAATACGATCTACCGCCGTTTTACTTCTGGATGGATATTTGTGCCGCGAACGGTTACGCCTACACGCATCTTGATCCGGCAACAGGTAAGACCACTAAGGTGGAAGGTGACAAACCACACAATACATTGAAGAATGTCGCTAGCCAAATCAAAAAATACTTCGAGAATAACGGCAATCTCGAAATTGAAACGTACACCGAATTGCGCAAAGCGAATGCGCCGGCACCAAAATCCGATTGGGACAAGGCTATGTCGGCGCTGTCAAAGCTTTCCCCCGAGGAAATTGAAATTATCCGCAATGCATTGAACAAAAAGGCTGAATCATAATATACACTGTATACCGGGGGACGTTATGTCCCTCGGTTTACTTTTTTTTGTGTCAATACGGTCATACGGACGGAACGAGTGAGGACGGACAGAAACATGACGCTATCATACAACCCCAAAACGCAACGCATGACGTACAAAAAGTGTCCTATCGGGACGATTGAACCGCAACCTGACGGAACTTGTCGCGTGACTGACGTTCGCGGACGTGACGTAGTATATCCATCGCGTGACGATGCACACAACCATTTCACCCGCTTTATGTCGTGGGATAACTATGTGAGGAACACCCCCCTCCCCCCTTCGCGTTTGATACGCAAGAATACCGAACTACGTCAACGTTTTGCCCTAACTTGAATATACACTGTATACCAGAGGAGAATTGAACTATGACTATGCTTGTGACAGGATACAAATCCAAAAAGGAACTGAAAGAAAACATTGGCAAGCCATTGAAGTACAAGGAAACGTCCTTGTTTGGCCCTGAATATAGGGACAATGGGACATTCGTAGTTGCCCATCGCCCTGCGATTACTAGACTAGCGGGACGTGAGTTTTTCGCGCAAGTTGAAATGCGTGATGGTCTTATTTACAAGGTAAGTTGAAAGAGGAAAATTAAACCATGTTCAAGATTATACGAGTGACCAGCTTGATCCTAATGTTCGCCGCTGTATTGGTCGGACTGTACGGGTTTTGTTTCGAACGATGGGACGTATTCCCACTAACATTTGGAATCCCTTTTGCTGTAATGGCACTAGGTGCATGGATAACGGAGGCTTGCGAATGATGAAAACGTATAGAGTATCATGGAAAAAAGGTAGACCTATTGGCGCTATTGGTATCGACTACCCTGATAGTGTAATAGTAAAAGCTACTAGTCCTTATGATGCACATATGAAAGCATATGATACGCATGAGCATTTGATGTTTGTTGATATAACAGAAATAATGGATCAAGAATAATGATTAACAATACTCCCATAGCTAGGCGGCGTTTCACAATATGGAAAAATCACGCCAAGCTACAACAACTTGCTGGACTGAAACCGTGTGACTACCATACGTTCAAACGATACGTGTTTTGTGAGAGTAAACCCGAAATACAGATGTATATCAAGGCGGCAGAACTTGCGGCTGTAATCAAGGAGAAACAGTACAATGGCTAAAGTATCAGGACTGAAACTACTTGGCGTAGGGACCAACGCAAAGATTGTCAAAGGTGACGGCAATGAATATCTCAGCGCTATTCTACATCTGACGCCGGACGACTACTTGTGTCCCTTGTCACGCCTAGCAGGTTGTCGTGAGGGTTGTCTCAATACAGCCGGTCGTGGTGCGATGAATACCGTACAGGCAGCACGTCACCGTAAAACACAGATGCTGCTCAAGCTGCCTGACCAGTTCGACAAGCTACTACGTGCAGACCTTGACAGATTCCAGCGATACTGTCAGCGTAAAGGCATACAACCTGTTGTACGTCTTAACGGTACGTCCGACTATAACTGGAAAGATGTAATTGTAGATTACCCTGAGATACAGTTTTATGACTACACTAAAGTATTCAATCGCGTCGCCAAGAACTGGCCTAGCAACTACCACCTCACGTTATCCTACAGCGAGGCAAACCCGCAGTATCGCGACATGGTTGTAGAGTATGCCAACAAGTACGGCGCAAATATGGCTGTAGTATTTCGTGACAAGGATAGTATCCCTGACACGTTCCTTGGACGTCCTGTTGTTGATGGCGACAGCGATGATCTGCGTTTCCTTGACCCTGACAATGTAGTTGTGGCACTGTATGCCAAGGGTAAAGCAAAACGCGACACGAGTGGCTTTGTAGTAGACGTTGCTTAGTACACAATATACACTGTATACCCTAACCTAGAGAAGGAACTAGAACTATGTTTAAGAAAGAAACCCTCGGTGAAGTACACTCAACGGTCTACAAGATTAACAAAGATAATCCACTGTATACTTCATTATCTTTCTCTCATGATAATAGAAATATCAACGAAAGAAATGTAGTAAAGATTATTGAATCTATTAGAGAGAACAATGTTCTGGACCTTCGGCCAGTTATAATCCGTAAAGATACAAATGAAAATAAATGGATTATCATTGATGGACAGCATAGATATACAGCGGCTATCGCAATGCGTATTCCTTTCTATGTTATGGTGGATGAAGGCACAAATCCACGCATTCTTATGCCTCTAAATACCAATCAAAAAAATTGGGGGCTGAAAGATTTTGCTGATTACTGGTCTAAGCAACCTGAAACAAAGGACGTTTATACACGTTTTCTAGATTATAAGAAAAGATATTCTATCACATACAATATGCTCATAGCTATTTATAAAATGGGGACATCCAGTAAAGATGGCGCAGTAGATTTTAAGAATGGAAAACTTAGGTATGATTATGTAAACTCTCGACACGTAGAGGATACTCTGTCCAAGCTTGACAAGCTGAAGCATTGTGCTACAAACCCTGTACTTAACCCAAAAACAATTCAACGTCAACAGTTTCAACAGGCATTGTTGAAATGTTTTGCAACAGAATGTTTTGATTATGATAGGTTTCTAAATAATCTGGGGCGTAGCCGCCACACCTTCAACAAGTTAGCCAAACAGGTTGACTTCATGGAAGAAATTTTTAGAATAGAATCTAAGAAGTAGCATCTGTAGTATACACTGTATATCCTAACCTCAAGAAGGAAATGAAGCTATGACTATCAACACTGACAACATCAAGTACATCGGTGGACGTAACCTGTGCCGTGACGAAGAACTGGATCGTAAGATTTGGGACAACATCCCACACGGTAAAATCACATGGATGGAAAACAATCTTATTCTTAACATGGCAAAAAGCAGGAAGGCTAAATATGGTGGACTGCTGCGAGAGAACCAGCACATCTGCTGGCACATCGTTCTGCAGCGTGTGATTCTTGAACGTAACCATAAGGGTTACTCTTGGATTGACGAGGTAGCAGCATAATGCATGATTGGCGTATGTGGTGTGAGATTCTGGCGGATTGTCGTCAGTCTCTCACACCCTCGTCTTGGACAAAAGAGGTTCAAGATATTTATTCGGAATGTAAACGATACAACCCTAAGTTATCCTACAATATGTTCATGGAGAATATAAATGGCTGTCAAAGTAACGATACCTTGTAGCGTTTGTGATGGACACGGACACTTCGGTTCGTCTGATCTATCCTCAAACAAAACGTCTAAGTGCTACGAGTGTGACGAAACTGGTGTACTTGTAATTGTTGATGGACTATGCCACGATGCCCTTGAAGCAATGGAAG